TCTATAGCCTCCTCCAAGTCCTGCTGGAAGTCTTTATAACCCCTAGTCCCTGCGCATAACATCTTCTTAAGAGCATGTTGTATAGCGGGGTTTGTTACATTAAAAGCATGAAGAACATCATACACATCATACCTCATCCCATTCCTGAATTCCTTTGAGTACTTAGAGTGTTTCTTCACTTCTTTATAATGCTCCCCTGTATTTCCATTCCTGCCTATAACATCTATCCTTTCTGACTTAGGCCATTCAGTTGTTTCTACTTGATAACAATCTTCATAGTGACTCATTGATCCCTCCAATATTCAAATGCATTCTTATAATCCTCAACTTTAGCTTTCCCTAAGTTTGTATTGTAATAAGCTTTAGCGTACTTAGCAAGTCCTAATGTATCCTCTGCGTCTGGTAATGCCTCTGGTACTCTGTAGTAGTGTACACGAGCCATAGCTGTAGCATACGCAAGATTGTGTACAAGGGGATGTATAACCCTAGCAGCATCTCCTAGTAAGTCCATCACCTTATCATTAAGATCATCCCTATACCTCAGAAAGTTAGCATAGGTGTCAGTCTGTGTAGAGGGCTCCATCTGGTAGACACCAAGAGCAGGGCCTTTTAATTGCTTGAGATACGTCCCTCCTTTACTCTCATGTGCAGCAGTCATCATTAAGAGATTGGCAGCACTCTCACTGTATAATATCTCTGGCTCTAAGTACTTCAGAACAGGTACTACTATGTTCTCTCTGAATTGCTTGTAGTTAATCATTCTACTCTCCTCTTAAATAGCACAAGCACCTGAGTCACAACCGCTATCATCATCCTCATAGGCTACAACAGCCCCAGAGCCATCCTGAGGGGATTTAGGAGGTTCCCTATACCCTAGCCCTCTTTCATGGAGAAAGTCCATCTGAGGGGTTTTGAGAGGGGATATAGAGGGAGCCTCGTAGTTATCCACCCAACCATCATCATCTACGTAAGAAATCTGGATGTATCCAAAATCTGCTAGAGCTTCTAGCTGTTGTGCTAGGTAGTCCACTCTGTCATCATTCAAATCATCCTCCCAGTGGTCATGCACAATCACTTGGATATTATGGTATCCTACTAAGTCTCTGTGGTCATTCACTCTTACATACTTGTAAGCCTTTCTCTCATAGAGATTCGCATATACGCTATCTGAACATAATACAAATTTCATTATTTATCTCCTTCATATCTTAATTCTTTTAGTGCTAAGTAACTTAAACAATACAATATATACAGGTTAAATAAAGGCAGTGGAAGATTCAGTGTGAGTAATGTTATCAACCAAACCGTGAATGTAGGGACTAGTGCCAGTGCTAAATTCTTCATGTTATTCTCCGTATCCGTATCTTTCTTCTAAGTAATCTAAGCTAATGAACATGGGGTTAAAGCTCCCGTTCTGTACGTTGTGTTTCACCACTATACCTCGCCAATGGTGATTCCCTTGGTGGCCTTTGTATCCCTCATCATGTGGATAACAAGCACCTGCTACAATACCCCATTGCTGCTTACCACTTGCGGGTAAGAACCTTGTAGCTACATCTAAGGTCTGCTTATGCCCTACACAGAAGCTTTCCCCCACCTTCCCTAAGATGTTCTGAGCAGCACCACCATAAGGCTTACCAGTGAAAGGGTTAGCCATGAAGTGGCAATAAGCAACACCATTCACTATAACAGGTTTTAAGTAATCATATACATCCCATCCCATTTCTTTGTACATGAGGTTATCATAGGATAAGAACCCATCAAGCTCTGGATTGGCATCGACATGCCGCATGATACGCTCTTCATGATTGCCAAGTGTTAATATCATACGAGGCTTGTATACACTCTTCTTGTTCTTCCGTTGTCTTGCCTGTAAGTCGTAGAGAGGCTGTAGGAGTAGCCTCATACCCTCTATACTGGCATCAATGTCCAACTGTAACCTCTTGCCCTCTGCTGCCTTCTTCCCCTTGTCGTAGGAGCTTAGAGAGGGCATATCAGCATGGTCTCCTATGTGGATGATTACTTCAGGCCTCTTGTCTACAATATACTGCCCGATATGCTTCAGGTAATCCATATCAATGTCAGGCTTACATTGCGTATCAGGAATCATGAGGTGTGTTATATTAGGCTTCACCTTCATTGTTGTTTTTATTTTGAAATTCATATTTCCATCTCCGCTAGGGCTATTGCTGTTTCTCTGTCTATATCTAAGTGTTCATCTTCCCATGAGGGTTCTAGCTTAAGTATCTCCTCTACTAATTCATCCCTTAAGGATTCTACGTCCTCTTGGTCTAGCAAGGAAAGCCAATAGTTAAGTGTTTCTAGCATATGTATCTCCAATGTGTTATGTGCTGGAGGCGGGCATGGGCATAAGGGTTTAACCACGTATAGAAGTCTCCACCTCTCTCCTGAGCGTGAGCGTAGCTCCTGTACTTCACATCATACTCCTTGTGGAGGTGCGCTACGAAGGGGTACTGGTAAGGTTTCTTTCCCTCTAACACTTTCTCTGACTTAGCTAATACTAACTCACTAATCTTTTGGTGATATGCCGTACCTCTTATGCAAGGGGGTAGAGCATCATCCACACTAATCCACCCTTTCTCAATCTGTGTTTCTAGCATCTTTTCTCTCCTTCTGTGTCTTAATACTATGACAAGCTGTACATATCACTTGTAGATTATTTTCCTCACAGAACAGTGTTGATACAAATCTGGGCAAGTCCTCATAGCTCTTAAGACTCCCACAAGGCTGTATGTGGTCTACTGCTACTTCTTTCCCTGCAAACCAACCCTTACATACATTACAGAGATATTCCTTCTTTCTCCTCTTATCTTCGCCCTTGTATGGGCGGGATGCCTTATTCATTACTTGAAACTTAACGGGATAGCGTGTCCACATTCTCCTAAGTCCACTACGTATGAAGCTAAAATAACGAGCTGTAGTCCATGTATCTCCTGCTTTATTCTTTAAACCTCTAGTCATTCAGGAATCTCCCACATTTTATAACTCCCATCTTCATTAAGCTCTTTAATCATCCACAACAAGTCTGCATTCTCTCTTAGTCTTGCCTGTGCATCATCCCCGAACGCCACTTCATATGCCTCTTTAACAGCCATGTAGTGTGCTTTCTCATCTTCCTTATCCTTAAGTGTGTTGTATACTTTAACATCTCCGTACCCCTTCGGCCCTTTAATGTTGTCTGTAGAGTCCCCTAAGAGCATTTGAGCATAGAACCAAGGGTATCCCCCACCTACTAGTTTTTTCTTCTTAGAGAGCTGCTGAAGCTCTAGGTAGCCCTCATTACTAATCCATCTAAGAGGGAGTTCCTCTCTGTTATGTGTTGCCCATGAATAGTGCCAACCTTCCACCATCCATAGGTCTTTATCAATACTACACAGGATGCTGTTAGGATTTCGTGTTATATGCATAGCCATTCCATCATCAGCTTCTATATCCTCACACACTTCCGTTCTATGCATGTGAATGAGATAGTCCCTTATTGCATCATACCACTTAGGCTTCTCTGCTTTCCTGTTCCCCTTGTACTTATGGGTTACTGCTGTCTCCTTTCTGAAGTTATTATCTCCTGTGAGATAGACTTTGTAGTTATATGTTCCAAACTTTTCAAAGAGTGTTTGTATGAACTTCTCCACCCTGCTCTCTACTATCCACTCTTGCTCTATTGTCTCACTCCCGAAGCCTATGCTGTAAAGGAGTATATCACCATCTAAAACAATGATTGTATCTTCATTTGGGAAGCTCATCTCCCTCTCCTTTACTCTTTTTCTTAGGGATTCGCTTAGATAATGCCTTATTATCCTTTTCTAATTTACGGATTCTTCTATCTAAATATTCCAATGTATCCCAGACAAACTTGGAATGTCCTTTTGGTTCAATCATTCCATTTGCTCCTGTAACTTTAACCATATCTCCCAGAAATCATCTGCGGGATCGTCATACAGACAGCCAACTATACGCTCCAAACCATCCTGCCCTGTAGTCATAAGGTGAATGCCGTACTCCATATGCTGTGGCTTATCAAAGATAATATGCACATCTGGAATCTGTAGTAAATATTGTCCTGTAGGTAGCTTCTTTATATCTTTAACTATAGCAGTCATAATCATTCCTTAAATAAAGAGGGAGGGGCAGAGCCCCTTCCAAGGGTTAAATATCGTCGTCGTATTCCACTTCTGGAGTAGCTTTCTTTTTACTGGCAGGTTTCTCTTGAAGAGTCTCCTCTACATCCACTACAGGGTACAAGGTTGTGAACAACTGACGTGTTCTTTTATACCACTGGATAGCCACCTTAACCTTATCTGGATTAGTGAGATCATCCCCGCTGTACTTTAATACCTCTGCTGCGAGGTTAAGGCATTGACCCACTTCAGCCGGATTAACGTTCACGCCTCGCTGTGGGGCGCTCCCTTGTGTTGGGGGAGCCGACTGTGTATGCTGCTGTGCTGGCTGACCCCCTGCTGTATTAGTAATACTGAAGCTTTGCTTCTTAATGTTCTTGAAGTCTCCATTTACATCATACATGAATTCCACTTCCATGCCCTTCTGTAACTCATTCCACTCCCCATTAGTTTTAATGTTAATCTGAGGCTTCTTAACCGTTCCGTAGCTAAACCAGTCCTCACCAATCTTGAGGTTCGCTCTGTGTGTGTTACCAAACTTATCTGGACTTGGCATTTCTTTAATACTAATTGCTTCTACTACTGCATTAATCGCTGGCATTGTTATTCTCCTGACTTAAAAATTTTATTAAACTCATCTTCTTCTTGCTTGTATATCCCCTGCATTGCTGCTTCAATATCCTTTGCTTCTAGTAATGTAGACACCTCCACCTCTTTACCCCCCGCTTTAAAACAAACCGTAGAAGATGCTATCTTATCAATAATATAGATAATGTCAATAGGTTTTATATAATATTTATTCTCTGTCCCTACTTCAGGGAGTTTGATGAACACAGGTGTCATATCTCAATACCTCTCTCTTTTAGTTTATCCACTACTTGCTCCATTGTTTCCAACTCCTCACCTCTATGACCTCCCCACCAAAAATCAATAGCCCCCCTATATGAACCAAAAACTGTTTCGGGATCAAGCTCAAATAGTTTATTTCTCTCAACATTAGGGATTGACTCCAGTCTTTTAATATCCCCCTCTGTTAACTTATCTAACTCTATATACCAATCCATATTATTCTCCTATTAGTGAACATCAAACCAACTATTTCCTATCTCTCCCTCTCCCGTCTGTTCTATTGAGAGGTTGAAATGATTACCTGCTTTATTAATACTCTCTTCTAATACTGCCTTAACATCCTCTGCTATCTCTGGTCGAACTTCGAAGGTATATTCATCCGGATATTCAATATAAGGCGCGACCCCTATACCCGTTCTCTTATGAACTGCTACACGTTTCCATGCAGACTAGACTATA